CGACGTCATTGAGGATCAGCACCCACCACCCGACGAAGGCGTCGTCCTCGTTTGCCATTGGCTGCTTGGCGAGGCTGGTGTCCACAACGGTTGTGGTCGATCCCCCCGTCGCCGTGCCTGTGATGTAGTCGCCTATCGTCTCACTGAGGCGCTGTCGAAGCACTGCCAGGGTTGTCGTTGACATGCTTACTTCACCTTGCCCTCACTGAAATACCCGTCGAGGGAGGCGCAGTTGACCAAGCAGTTAGCCGTGCCTGCGTTGGTCAGCATTTCATAGCCGGCAATCCCGTCCTGCCCGAACCCCATGTGGACGCGGGCCTGCCTCGTGATCCCGGTGGGTATCTCGGCGTAGGCCGTGGACTCGTTGATGGCGAGCATGGCGTTGAGCGTGACGCTGGCGTCCATTGCATGGCTCCATTCCCAGCGGGTCCAGTACATGGTCTCGTCCCGCCACGCGAACTTATCGGCAATGCCATTCCCGAGTTCCACGGAAATTCGTGCCAGCGACGCCGCCCGCCACGGTAGCGCTGACGGCACTGTCCAGGTGACCGAGCCGTCTTGGTCAAGCGAGACCGAGCTGGCTGTCCCGTCGGAGTCGGAGAGGTCTGTCCATAGCCCCGACCAGTAGCGGACCGTCAGGGCTGTCGAGCCTGTGCTGTTGGTGGAATCAACGTCGATGTTGACGCCGCGGAACGGTACTGCTGACCCCACATAGAGGTAGCGCCCGGCAGCGAGGCCAGAGAGCGTTACATCCGTAGACGTGGAGCCGTCTTGGGCAACCTCGGTGTAGTTTGTTGGAACGGTCGCGAGGTCGTCTGAGCTATCGGCTTTGAGGACGACGAGATAGGGGCACGCGGCGTACCGCATGACCACCGCCGTTGAGAAGTTCCGAGTGATGAGGGTCGTCAGCTTCGTGCCCTTCACAAGGCCAACGAAGGCCGCTGTCGTACTTAAGGACACGCCGCTGGCAGCGCCAGCTATCCGCTCGTGCCCAAGAGACCCTGAATACGTGTCTGTTGCCATGCTGTCCTCCTTGGTCTATCCAGCCCCATCCAGACCTCTTGTGTGGGAGGAGGATGTTTTGTTGTGATTACTGCTTGTCCCCGCAATGCCACCCGTGGGAACGGAGTGATGCTTCGGCGTGGTCTTTATCTTCGCGGGTGAACGCCTTGTTGCACTTGGGGCAATACACCGTAGCCCCACCACTTGTCTGAAGGTCGGTTGCCGGCTGCTCTTGCGCCTGGGCCACTATCTGCGTTGCCTCTTTGGCTAAGTCCTCTGGGACAAACCGGCCCTTCATGGCCTCGGCCAGTGAGACCTGGGCGTCGAGCATCCGCTGCTGCAACTCGCGGTCTTCGCGACGCTCTCGGTTCGCAGTCTCGGTCTGGCGCATGTCCCACGCCCGCTTGTGCGAGTGGCGAACGTGTCGCCACAGAGCGTCCTCGTGGGGGATGTGGCGTTTTGTACAGCTACGGAACCCTTTACCCCTATAGAACTCGTTTTCCGCGGACTCTGGGTTGAGCGGGCAAGCGAGGTCATCACCATAGCTGGGGGGAATCTTGGGGTCGGTCCTCGTGAACCTTGGCGTCCCGTCCTCGTGCTTCTTCCGCATGGTCTGCCAAAGCAGCCACCACGGCTGAAGACTCATATCTCCCGTCTTCGTGTCCCAGACCTGGGTGTACCCGCGGAAGCGCAAGTCGGTGATGCGTAAGGCACCAGGAGATTCTTCTGACGGGCGTCCTACGATATCGCCTACCTGACTGTACGTGTCAGGGATAACCTCGACGGGGTTGGCCGGGTCGGCCTCTGCGGTCGCTTCCTCCCCCGCCAGCATGGCCTGCCACGCTGCTTCCTTCTGGTCTGTCATATCTGTGGTCATGCTCTCACCAGTTGTCCTTGATACCCAAAGCTAGACTGTTTCTTTCGCCGGCGTCCCTTCTCCTCGGTCATGTTGCGGAACGCCCCCTGGAGGTCGGAAGGCGCTAGCTCCCTGCGCTGGGGCTTGGTCCGCAACTCATCAGCCCCGTCCTGCATCTCTGCCACGGTATGTTCCGCATACCCCTTGCCGTCCTCGCTGAACCAGCCGCCGACCATCGTGAACTGGTCTGCCGAGAAACTCGCTGCTGGCCCCAAGTACACATAGGCCGTGACGAGCCGGTCTTGCCGTACCACACGCAGAAGCTGATACCGGCTCTTGCTCTTCCCACTCTTGGACGGTAGGTCGAACTCGCCGAGGAAGAAGCAGGGTTCATTGTCGAGTACCGCACGGGTCGTTGAGTCAAGTGCGGTCTTGGCCTTGAACCACCCGACCTCTGCCCCAGGCTGCTGGTCCGTCACTTATCCCCTGACATACTTGTCCCTTACCATCATCTCATCAGCGAGCTTCTTGGCCCCAGGGTGCTTCCACTGGATGTAGCCGAGAACGGTTTTCGCGAACAGCTTGTTCTTGTTTATTTCCTCGGCCCGTTTATGGTCTTCGTTGTGGAGGGCCGCTTTCTGCTGGAAGTCCAGGCTGTGGTATTGACGGAGGTACGAGACCATGTCCACGGCCATTGCGCCGTCCATGAACTCCTGAGGCATGGAGAGGTCTACAGCATCAATCACCTCTGGCGGGATGTCCGCCAGACCAACGTCTGCCAGCAATTGCTCTGTCATATCTCCCCCTGCTTCATTACGTCCATAGCCCGCCCCAAGGATTGCTCCCTGGAGCGGGCCAGGCTCAGTTCACCGTCACAGGCTCGTTATGTCGATCTTGGCGTTGGCGGCAGAGGCGAATACCCCATCAGTCACGTTTGCATTCGAGAACCACCGCTGCCCTGTGGATGACGCGATTGCCGCGTTCTTGCTTAGACCAGTGGATACAAGCCACTGGATCACGATGTGCCGTAGCTCACGCGCCGAATACGAACCGCTACTAATGCCCTTGGCGGCTAGTGCAGCCTTCGCATCAACCTTCATCGCGCTGTTTAATGGTGCCGTAATTCCAGCCATTTATGCCGCTCCTATCGCTGCGAGTTTCCGCTCGGCGACTTCTAGCTTTACTCCAAGCTCCGCAAGGCGTTCTGCCTGCTGGCGGACTGCGCCAATGACCAGCATGTGCGTGCGACTCCAGTTGATGAAGTGGTGGCCGTCATCGTTAAAGGTGACGAGCTTGTGCGACTCCAAAAACTCCCGGTGGTCATCGAGCAACTGGCCGAACTGTTCGCGGACAGGGTCAATAGCTTGGCTCACTCCTGCGGATAACGCGTGGAGCAGGCTAACGTCATCGTAGTCATCGAAGTTCGTCCAGGCCGTGCCGACATCCTGGTGCGAATCACCATCGCCATCAAAGATGAACCTAGTCGTACCGTTGTTGCGGATCGCCACAAGGTTAGCGTTACTATTCATCGCCCCTCGGGTATTAGAACTGAGAAACGCGCCGTTGAGGACAATCGGACCAAACCTGGTCGTGGATTTGCTCAAGTCCTCGGTGGTAACCGATCCGCGGATATGCACCGCGTCCCGGGCACCAGTCTCGGCAAAGGCATCAATGAGGAGCCCGCCCTCGCAATCGTTTGCCTTAGTGATAACCCCTGCGGTATCAGCTTCTACCAAGTCAGTGAACGCATGGGCGACATCGGAAGACTTAAAGACGATGAGCGCATCGGCGGTGTCGGGAGCGCCCTGATTGATACAAAGCCCGAGGGTCATATCCCCGGTTGCGGTATCGTTTATAAAGAGGTTCTTGGTTATCGCGAGGGCAGAAGTGGTCGCCTGTACTAGCTCTACGGGGTCTGAAGCCCCGCCAAAGCCCACATAGAGGTCGAGCGCACTGTTCTCGCGGTCAAGATACCAGCCTCTGTAAGATGAACTAGTTGGTGCAGTCATTTGCTACTCCTTGCGTAAAGTACGCACTTGAAAGGAATTCCCGCGTGGGCCACCCTGAGTGTAGCTCAAGCCTTTTCAGGGTGGCCCACATCACCACGTCAGCCTAAACGGTCCAGTCCCTGTTGGCCGTGACGAGCAGGTAGTCCACGTCCAGGTTCTCGATGGCATTACCCTTGGCCTCAACGCCAAGGCATACTCCCATGACCGTGGTTGTGGATACTGCTCCTGTCTTGGTCTGCTTCAGGACGCCATCGATGTACCACCGGGCAGTGCCGTTGGTGTCGATTTCCAAACGAAGGACCTGCCACTCGGCTGCGACGGCGTCGTCGTCAGCATCTACGCTAGTTGAGGTCGTCTCTCCCGTTGTACTGCCCCCGTTGTACACCATGTGCCAGTCCTCGTCGTCAGTAAGCTCTGCCGACAAGAAAAAACCACATAGATCAGACGCTGTTAACGTAAGCGTGGTGGTAGCACCCGTCATAACGTCAGTTTCAATACTGAGCGTATCCGGGTCTATGTCACTCAGGCCAAAGAACACCTCTTTCGTGTCTATGTTGTCAAGCTGGACACGGGCCTCCAGTACGATTGGCCCATTCAGGCTGGCGCTGAAAGCAGTGTTCGTACCTACCAGCGTTGTGTGGTTATCTTCGTCGGTCGTTGTTATGCGCCCAGCGCCACTGACCATGCCAGCAATGGTTGGGACCCCAGCGTCGGTCTCGGCGTTGCCCTGACCACCCACAACGAATGGGCCAAGGACCCGACTCTCTGCCGTGTTCGCTATGTTGTCCTCACCAAAGAAGTCGTAGAACAGTTCGATTCGTCCGCGATCACTCTGTGCCATTAGTATCTCCCTTAGACAAAGTTGTTACTTGCCTCGGTCGAGGGAAGCCCCCGCCTCAGCAACACGTTTGTCTCCCGGTTATGATGTGGTCCCTATTACGCTGGGGCCGTTGCGTCTGCGATGATCTCGAAGCTCCAGTTCCCTGCGCTCCTCTCGCCGTAGGCGTACTCGTCCGTCAGGAACACCGAGTCCCCGCCGCCGCCGATATGAGGCTCACGCCGCGTCTCTGTTCGGAGCGTCATCCCGTTGACCAGTACCCAGGCCGACTTGCTGAACACGAAGTTCTTGGCGTCGGAGGCGCTGTCAATGCTGATGTTGCCGTCCTCATGGATCGATACGTTCGCGATGGGCAGCGTGAAGCCGCTCTGGAACACCGTTGCCGTCGCACCATCTGGGATGGCGTAGGTGCCGACACCAGCCACGAGTTCGTCGTACAGGTCCTTGATGCAGAACCCGTGGATTACGCTGTTGACCGGCATGGAGCCTGGCTCCGTTGCGTTGCTGGTGATCCGATAGCGTGCCGCTGACACGTCGCCAGCCTGTATCGGCGTACCCGCCCCACCCATCTGGGTGGAGCCGTCTGCCGCCGTCAGGCCGTCTTCGTCCCGCTTCCTCATCATGGCCTCTCCAGCCAATTTGCCCATCTGGCCGAACGCCTTTTTGTTCAGGTTCCGCCCCACCTT